TGAAGAAATTCATAAAATACCCTATTTGGTCTTTAGATTTGGTATTGTATAATTGTTTATTACTTCTTAAGTCATAAATCGTACCACCAATACTCATTGCTGGGTAAATCCAATCATAATAATCAGTTTTAGATTCAACTTCTTCAAAATTAGTTACAAAACCAAAATTAGTATTATAACCCCAATAATCAGGTTGTAAACTAATTCTTAAATTAGTACCATCGATTTGTTTACCACCAACTAAAGCTGATGTCGCACCAAGCCTAAGGGGTGACCAAAATCTAGTTGATCCAAAACCTTCATAAAGATATTTTTCACCACCCTTATCAACTCTCATAAATAAAGGGTTTATAGAACGATATCTATTGATATCTTCTTTTGATGAGAAAACATAACTAATTTTAAAATCGGTAGTATTACTAATATCGTCAAAAGTACCTGTTGTAAAATTCTTTTCTCTAACCGTAAGACTTATATAGTCAAATATATCCATCGTTACTTTTTCTGTCATATCGAAAGAATACCCGTTAGTAAGAGCGTGGTTAAGATAATTAATCCATCTCATAACATGGAAGTTCACAGTTAAGTTAGGGTCTTTAAATTCGTCAGCACAATCTTCTTTATTAAAGAAAACAATCCCATTTTGAATTAAATCTTGAATTTCTTGTGTGGTAGGATTTGTCATCATACCTTGATAACCAGCTTTTGAACAATATGCGGCTGTTTTAGGTGTTAAAGCATCTAACCCAGCTATCGATGGGATAATTGTTTGGTCACCTGTTACAGCATAATTTCTTCCAGAATCTCCTAAAGAAAAATACTGAATAGTATCTAACCAACCTTTCTTACCTAAAAGTTCAGCTCCATATTTTGTTGTATACAGTGTAATATTAGCCATTATTTAGTTGTTATTTCATATCTATTATTTATTAAATCTACTTTTGACTTCTCAGAACCATTTATATCTGGCATGAAATCAGGTGGAACATCTAAACTATAAATAAAGTTATCATTCCATAGACTATAATAAAATATTTCATTTACTAAACCCTTTGTCATTAATAATTTCTTACCTTCTTTAGTGAGGACAAAATTAAGTGAGTTTGGGTTGCCATTTATAAAAGCCATAATTATAAATCAAAAGCTATTTCAATTAATATGGTAGCGTTTGTTATTTTTTCAATAGGTAGATTTGTTTTACCAACCGCAACTAAAGGTCTATTACCTAATTGTGTTGGTGAACCGTATACATGAATTTCATCGATGTGAACTTTTTGTCCAGATGAGGCCCATGTTGGGTTTGTCGACCAATTGAACATTGTTGGTGGAATTGCAAATACGAATTTTGTTCTATACTTGTTTGTAACACCAGTTGCTTCAACGTTACCATATAAAAATCTTTCATCACCAAATTGTAGATAATTTGATTCAGCTATCTGTGGTATCTTAATGAAATTACTCAAATCATAAGTTGTACCTGATAGATAGTCAGTGTTAGTTATCTCAAATTCAGACACCACTAAATTATTTGGATCTATTCTTGTACCAAGTGTATGTCCAACAATGTCAGAAGTGTAGTCCATCAATTTCCATTGAGTTGGATCTGGGTAAGTACCTAAAGGTTGTTTTTGAGCTAAGATATAGAATTTATCTGCGTACCAACCAGTACCACCACTAACTTTCATGTATGGGAATTCGTTTGGTAATGTAACCTTAATTGTTTTACTATCAATTGGGTTGCAGTCACAGTCTTCTGTTTCTGTTGTTACACAAACAATATTTTGACAGTGTAAACCACTTGTATACCCTGAAGTACTTTCTAACATGTATGTTATATATACAACTTCAGTTCCATCAACAATACCGTCAATTAAACTTCCTAATTGTGTATTAGCTGTTGGAAGTGTCCAATTTCTATTTGATTTATATGAAAGTGCTGCCACAAGTTCTTGGTTATCTAAACTAAACATATGAAGTTCAGGATAAATTCGACCAACTTTATTACTATATTTGTCTACTAAGTCATAGTAATAAACATTTTTCTCCATTGAATTTGGTTGTGGAGCTGGATAAATTGTGTTACCAGATAATGTAACATATTGCATACTACCTGAACCACTAAATACTTGTCCTATTGTTGTTGCACTATATTCTTTATGCCACATTAAAGTAGGTAAGATTAATTTAGGTGAATCAGGAATGGTAGTGTCAATATAGAATTTCTGACCATATTTTTGTTCACTTTGGTTATCACAAGTTTCTTTGTTAGTATAATGAATAAGACTAACAGAAGGTACTATATTACAAGCCGTATTAGCCGTATATAGATAACCTATCTCAGATGTATAACCAAAATATTCTTTTGTGCCTATATAAGTTTCTGAACCGTAGTCGTCGAAAGTTTCATGTGTTGAAGGGTTAACTCCTGGAATTGGGTATGACCAAACATTGTTCATGTTCCATACACAACCACCACTAAAGAACCCACCATCACTAAATAAAGTGTCTTTCGTAGTTCCTGTTCCTAATGGATAGAAAATTACTTGTGCTTCATTTGCTCCAACATAAGATGGGAAACTAGCAAAATTTCTATCTATAGTAATTTGTAAATCGTTAGATGCTAAAGTAGTACCGCTTACAATATCTTGTACTTGAAACCATAGATAAGGTACTGGAACTGTTAAATCTACAACATTAGGTGCCTGTGTTAATGACAATTCATCATTACTCATCTTAACCATTAATAGGTCACCGATTTTAGGTTCATAAGTATTTGAACCATAAGTACCTGATTGTCTAATAGGAATAGAAGTACCACCTGTTAAACCAGCTAAAGGAATAACCGCATCAGGTTGTAATACATGACAAACAGTATCAGTATAGGCTGTGTACTCAATAGTTGCACCTGAACCATATTCAAAGAAACCAAGTCTTGGTGATTGAATTAAGGTCTGTAAAATTACAGGGGGTTGACTAGGCATACTAACATAAGTGTTAGTTGCATTTGCAGTAGGTAATATTGGTGTTTTAATATCAGGATTTTCAGCCTTAGCTCTTATAATATTTTCCAATGTAATATCATATGTCGGACCTAAGGTGGTGTAATCAATATTTGAATCACCTAACCTAAATGTGTCAAAGTTAAGTAGACCTAAAGAAAGTAGTAATCTACCCTCATTTGTAAGTCTAGCACTTATTACTGTATTGCTGTTTTTATCTATATAACTCACTTTCTACTTTTTTTTATAAATATCGTTATATTATCTTTTTATATTATTTTTCAAAGAAGAAGTCCTTCTTTAATTTAGTTAATGCTGTTTTACCAGGGATGATACCAAAATAGTAATATGGTATATTTGACCTAGTATTTGGGTTGTTTCTGTTGTTTCTATCATTATATCTATCCCAACCATCATTATCAGCCTCATTGAGGTCTGGACTTGTTGGTGTGATGGGTGAAACACCTCTAGTCCAATTATCGTTAGGTTTACCAACACAATTTGATGGGTTACCTCCACAAGGACTAAATCTACTAGCCACATCCTTATCAACCACAAACCCACCGTAATTATTAGGATCGTTAACTAAATCACCGTAAGGGTTAGAAACTCCAGGTGGATTAAATTCATCTTGTGTTGGCGGTGGTGTATCTGATAATTGAATGTCTGTGTAAATTTTAGATACTTCTTTCATAAAGAAATACGGATTGTCTTGTAACTCAAACTCGTGACATCCTCCTGGTCCCCAAAATAATTCTCTGAAACTACAAGGTGGGTTAGTTTGTGTTTTTGCTAAATAAAGTAGAACTTCTCTTGGATCTTCATATGAACTTTCCTTTAAGAAATTCACCCAATAATTAGTATCCCAACCATCTTCAAAGAAAGTACCCGTAAAGAATGTTGCTGATTGTGTATACTCACTTAATGCCTGACTAGCTTGAATTGAGGTTTCGATTTGTTCTAAAGTCTCTTGACACATTTCAATCCTACCTAATGACACAATTTTAGTTGATAACAATGCGTTACAATATATAATATCACCTATATCGGTAGCACCAGTTTCTTTTGATGTTGTTGCGCTATTGTGCCAAACTTCATGATAGTTACCAACACCAACATAAGGATGACCCTTTGTTGTATTAGGGCCTCTCAATAAACATCTTGCGCATTGGTCACCACCATCGGTATCAATACAACATTTATTACTCTTATAGTTATCACCTCTTAAATGGTCGGCTCCTGGTCCACAGAATTTCTCTTTTCCATTTCTATTTTTCTTATACTTAAATTGGAATAAGTATGCTGTTCCAAATACCCAAGCATCGTTAAACACTCTTCTAATAACATTTCTATTTTCAGCTGCGTTTAATTTAACACAACATTTCCAATCTAAAAGAGCTTGTAAACATGGGTTATTTCCTAAATTAGTGCCAGTAACGTCTAAATTTACACAGGTATCACATCCTGAACATGGATTTCCTTGACAACTACAGCCTAAAGTACTTCCACCACAACTTGCTGGGTTACAACTTGCCCAAGTACCACCACTTGGTGGGATATCATATCCCTCACCGTTTGGTGCGTTCTCACAAGGTAGTTGGAACTGAGGGATTAACCCTCCTAACCAAGCAAATGGACATATTTGATAACAGAAATCTACTAAAGTGAAATCAATGGTAAAACCTAAACTTATCTTAACCAAGGTGGGGCCATCCCAACTCCAATAAAACCTTATCTTAACACAGAATTTTATACATAGACTTACTAATATTATTAGAAGTTTCAGTATAAAAGATATTTTATCTATAATAAAAGCAATAATGTAGTATATAATATCAAACTTCCATATTGCATTAGTGAAAGGGAATAAGTTAGTTTCAGCACTAACATCAGTATTTTTAATACCTATATGACTAAACCTGTTAGCCCCCTTTTTATATTTTTTAATATAATGAGCAATAGTATAAAGTTGTTTCCACTCAAATAAATGGAAATCTAATTCTGGATTTCTATATGCATTAATATCATCAGTAAATCTTTGGTCTTCCGTACCACCAGGTGTACTACCATTAACAGACCCTAAAGTTCCACCAAAATCTCTACCCAAACTCGGGAAAAATATGTGTGCAGTTCTAAATTTAGGGTTCTCATTAGGTTCAACAAAGTTCATCTTAAACCTATATAAACCTTTAGTCGCTATACCCACAGAAGGGTCAGCTGAAGGAACTAAATTACCAAACTCATCGGTAATTACATGACCAAGATTCATTGGTACCGCATAAGCAAACGTACCATTCTCATCAATTAAATCACCACCATTAACTGTAAAATTTTCTAATTCAGTAGGTACTATCTTATCGTTATTAACCCACTCTAATAAGTCATAATCTGAGGCCCTTATCATTTCGATACGACCAACACCAGTTCTTAACTCATCCTCTTCACCCATATCATTTCTTGGGTTACATCCTTTATTTAAGTTCATCTTACCTGAGTCAGTAAAGATAGAACCAAAGAATAAAGCGTTAGGTTTAATCTCTAAACCAGTATCAAAATCAGCTCTTGTAATACCAATTTCACAGGTTTCTGAATCACCCCAAAATGGTATTACTTCAACACCCCTATTACCTGTTTTAATTTGAGGTAATGAGTCTAGATTTGTTGAGGATTTAAATTCAACTCTCGATTTGAAGAGTTTTTCAGGGTAACCTTCTTCGATTAAATCGTAAGGTCTAACACTTGCTGTTCCAATATCACTCATATCTAAATCCATATGAATCGTATATTGTCCAACAGGGACTCCAAATATCATGAAATCTCCCGCATTGTTGGTTTTAGTTGTGTATTTGTAATATTTTTCAAAGACTTCCAACACTATATCATTATCTAAAACCTCCTCTTTAGTTGGGAATGTACCAACTGGAGTGTTTAGTTGACATGTTGATTTAGAAAGTAAAAGATTATATCTAATACCATCCTTATTTTTTTGAAAAGGTGTCTTAAATGGGTAAAGGTCCTTGATTAATTCATTTTTTTGGTCTTCATTTGTAATAGGAATAAAGATTGATACCTTTGCATTAGGCAAACCAAATCCTTTGTTTGCAATTACACGACCAACAACAACACCGTAATTGGCACAAAATGGTTGGTACAAGTCTTCCTGACTAATTTTGAGACTTAATATCTCAAGAAAGTCAAAGTCTTGATCTAATTTGAACCTAATATTTTTACTACTACCAGGTGTAGTTCTTATTCGTATTGATTGATTAGACATTAAGTACTATATAATAACTTAGGGTTATTGGTATTAAAGTAACCATATGCGAAAGAACATGTTGAAACACTGTTATCCATTTTTGCATAATAATTGACTTTAAATTCAACTTCAATTTTATATTTAACGTTGACTGACAAATTTGTAAATGAAGAAGAATAATTTACTTGATCTCTCAAGTATGGGACATTGGAATTTTGGTATAGTAGTAGATTACTATCTTCATCGTATAATTTCACGTTAAAATAACCTGTGACATTAGATGGTAATTGTTCATTAATTGACCAATTAACTGTGAAATCTCTACTATCTATTGTACCATAATCATAATCACCGTTATCTGGTTTAGAGTAGGCTAATAAACCGACAATATCCCCAACTCTAAGTGTTACAAAATCAGGATTAAAGTTGATTCTACCATCAAAAGTTGATAAGAAAAACTCTCTATCTTCCGTTAAAGCAACACCATTTACATATACTTTAATACTATATTCACTATTGATGGCTCTAGTAGTAAACATCTGTTGTGTTGGTGTAAGACATGATAAGGTACATACATTAATTGTATTATCACCTGGTGTTCTATAATGATCAGTATCATCAAAAATGAAACCATCAATAAGGATTGTATCCATGAAATACCTCTCAAAACTCATAGGCCATGAATTAGGTTGTGCATTAATATATGTTGCAACAACCGTATCACTAGGTCTAATTACATTACCACCCTCAATAGGTCCAAAAACCTCAACAACTTTAGGCGTTCCCCATCCGTTATCTATTATTTGGAAATCTCCTTCGGTTGGGCCGTTAAAACTTTGTTTTAACGTGATACCATTTACAGTCAATAACACTTCATTATTTAGTGGATAACCACCTAAAATCCAATAATTTAAATTACCGTTAATAGCTTGAAAACTCATTTGAGATGATACGCCATTAAATAACAATCTTTCAGATACCAAAACATAATTAGGTAAAACCTTTCCTTCGGGTAATGGTAAAATTGGTTCTGGTGGATCGACTACAGTTATAAAGTATCTATCTTCACTTTGTACTGTATTAAGTTGTACAGAACTATTCCAAGTGTTAAAACCGTAACCCACATTACAATCTTTAGATACGAATGTGTAATAAAATCTCATTAGATAATCACCCCATGTATTTGGTAATACCGAACCTTGAGTAAAATTATGTGTGATAGTACTACTTGTTATAGCACTAAATGGTGTACAATAATTTAATCTTTCACCGACTAATCTTGTTGCTGCACCACTAGTTATAAATCTAGAACCATCAAATAATTTATAACATAAATTACCTGTATATCCAGTATAATCAGTACCACCCGTAATTATAACACTTATATCAAAGGTTGGTGTGTAGTCGAAATTATAAACAGCAGTATCACCTGTAGTACATCCAGTTAACGTAGAAGTTAATCCTGAAACTAATTCTACAGCACCTGAAACTATAAATTCAGGACTTCTAAAAACTTCAGAGCAAAATTCAACACTAGGATTAATATTATAAACATTACTTAAACCTAAGTCACTTAGTAGAACGTTTTCTTTAATCAACGTTAAAGAAACTACCTTTTCTTCTTCTTTTTTATTACACAAAAATCCCATTATGTTACTATTTCTGTTGTTACGTCGCTAAATCTAAACCTAGATGATGTAAGGTCAACACTTAACTGATCTGTTGTTGGTATCAATACTGTTTCTCTCACCAATCCAAGTTCTTTTATTGGCATTATATAAGGTGTCTCTGTCGGTATACTTCCTGTCGGTTCCGAACTAGATGTTGTTGTTGATGTAGATGTTGTTGGTACTGGCATCGCACTACTTCCAACACTTCTTGGTGTTGAAGGTAAGAACCCTGGTTGTATAGGTTCTATTGAAATCTCAGCCTCAGTTAATTCAAAATCATAATCACAAACATCTATGATAGTACAAGGTTCATTACACCATCTTTCACCTGCCACCCAAATAGTTGTTGCTGGAATAAATTGTTCCATGAATGGAATCCAGAAACTTTGGAAGGTCTTTTTATAGTTCTCTAAATCGTAAAGGTTTAAATATGTTACAGTCGGTTCTGTTGTTGCAGATGTTGTTATTATTGTACTACTTGCTGGTATTACACAAATATTATCAACATATATAACCCCATTTGGTGAACAAGCATCAACAGCGAAAATACTGAAAGTGACATTATCAGCAGTTAAAGTTAAACTAACTGTTGTATGTCCAGATACGTAAATAGATGAAGATGTTACATTACCAGCATATACTTGTACATAGGTACCAACACTACCACAAGGAGGGTCAGCGAAATCCCAATATAAATCAAAAGATATTTGGTATGTAACCCCAGAAGTTAGAATATCTTGTTGTAGAAAACCACCTTCATCAACTCCAGTATACAAAGCCGAACCACCCTTCCACACCCAATTAGTAATAGGAGTTATAGTCCATCCTGTAGTACTAACATCAAAAGTCCCGTTAACTACTAAATTATTATTGTTACAATCATAATTTATTGTTTGATAACAAACTGTTGTACCCGCAGATAATGTATAACCACTAGGACATGCCAATGTTGTACCACTAATTGGACAATCAGCACACATATCGAATGTAAGTCCTAACTCTTTTGAATTTAAAACTAGATTACTATGTCTTTCTAAAACACTAGATTGTACCCAATAATCTGTATATCTCCAAGGTATATCAGCATCTAAACTAGGTGCGAAGGTTCTATTAATATTACCCTCACCATTTAACATACCAAAATCACCATCCCCTCTTTCTATGTTATCATATTCTGATATACCAACCAAAGGAGTACCTGGGTTGTATACCCAAGATTTTTTATTATCAATTACTCTTGTAATTTCAAAACCTGGACATTGTACATTATTGTAAGTAATTAGTGATTCATCCTTAGGACAATCAACTCTAATATCATCAATGAAGATGTCATAATTACAACAACAATTTAAACCTTGATAGATTTCTAAATAAATTCCAAAATTTAATGTTAACCCAGAAGTTGGTAGTGTTGCTTTAATTTGTACCCATTTATCAAAATAATCAGTACTAGAATTGTACTCTTTTACTTGAACTAATGATGCATTTAATAAAGGATCGGTTGTAGTAATTCTAGCCAAAATAGGGTTAAAAATACTATAACAACAAGTAATACTATTTTGACCGGTACCTATTGGTCCAACAGGTTCAACAGGGGTTCCAGAATCAACAACCCTTATACTTCTTTGTACGAATTCAGTCCCAAGACCGACTTCTATACCACCACCTGTGGTTCCAGTTGTTACAATCACACCTGTATTAGGGGTTAGTGTAATATCACAAACCTCACCATCAATAACTATTATATCATCATCTGGTGGATCAGGGATTGGTTGACAAGGATTTGATGGTTTACCAAAGTACACCCACATAGAAAGTTCTAAACTATTAGAACATGCAGGTATAGTCATATTTTCATTATTCAATGAAAATTGAACTGGTAGACAATCTTCTTTAGGAACTGCATAACACCAAGGACTTTGCCATTCCCAAGGTAAGTTGTAATCTTTTATTAACCTATTACAACAAGCTTCACCGATGTATTCATCTTTATCTTTATATCCAACAATTTGTATTGGATTGTTATAGAAATCGGTTGTGCTAATTACCTGTACTTGTGTTATATCAATTTCACATTGATCAACAACAGGTTGACACATACATTGACTAGATGATGTATCCCAATAACCACCAATACTGTCACAAATACCTTTTGTAACTACAATAGGGTTGTTAGTGATAGTACCAAAATTAACATAAAAACCACCAGTAACACTTAAAGCGTTAGTAATTAAAAGTCTTGCCTCAGTTAAATCTGAAACACCATTACCGTTGTTATCGTTTGAATTAAATAAGTTAGCTAATACAAAATTAAATTGTGTGTTGGTTAAACCTAAACCACCACCAACAGATGTTGCGTTTGAAACAAGATAGTTATATCCTTCAGTTGTTGAATAAAAATCTAAAAACTGTTGTAAAGTGTTTATACATTTAGGTTCATAGTCTTCTTCAACTACTTGATTACAAAAACAAACACCATTATCCCAAACACCAGGACAACAATCAACATCTAATAAATTACCTGTAGATATTTGTACATAAAATGTTTGTCCACTATTAGTTACAACATCTACTAGGTGTTGCCACAAAACTGGGTTTGATGTTTGTAAACTTTGACCTCCGTGATTTACGATGTAAGTATCATTCCACCAATCAAAATTATTACAATCAACACATACAATATCAGCAGGGCATTCTATTATTGGTCTGTAATAACAATTTCTACCATCCCAATAGTATTCATGTCCTTCAGCAACAGGACCTATTGCTGTTATGTTACAACAATCAACCGATGTTACACCAAGAACTTGGCCATCAATAGCAATCTGATAAGGCCCTTCACATACCACTGGTAAATCAAGAGGACTATATACTGTATCAAAATTTGCCGGACCAGCATTAGCGGAAGAATTATAGTTCACAGCAAGAGGATCGAGACAACCAACTACAATTTGACCATATTCACAACAACCGTTACAAGGTTCTGTTGCAGTAGGGTCATAGTTGGATGCTAATGGGTCCATACAACCTATTTTTTGAAAGATACTACTTGCGTATACTATTTGTGCCATTACCTATAATTATTTTTTAATCTGTTTTTTTATATAATAATATTTTAAAATCCACTACAATTTAATCCTATTTGCCCTTTTAATGTTGGGGTTGGCCAAGGTGAAACAGGGGTTGGGAGTGTCCAAGACCATGAACCAAAATTAAGATTATAAACATTATTATTATATTCAAATGTTCTTTCCCATCTTCCATTAGGTGAATTAAATGTTGAATTAGGACTTACATAAAATGTCAAATTAGGATCCATAAACATAGGTGATGTTAAAGGAGTTTGTCCGATTGGTACATACACTGTTATATAAACCCCGTCTGATGCGTAACTAATACTTCCTATCGGATTTATAATCCAAGCACCTCTAGTTTGAGTTCCACTCGCACTGCCTGTAGTACCACAACTAGTATCACCAAACTTTAATGTGAATTGTTGTGAAGTAGGTTCTTGTTGCACATCCACTAAACATTTTTGTGATGCTACATCAAATGAAACCCCACCAATTTCAGTGTTATAGTTATTACAACAAGTTTGTGATAATGATAATCCACCGTATAATACCTCACCATTAATAATACTATAATTTGTATTTTGAACTGCGGTTGTACTACTTTCTATTGGATAATAGAACGTTGGTGGACATTGGTAACACTTTTTAACTCCAGGGTTATATGGTTCACCTACATCATTTAATAATTGTGGTAAACCGTACCAACCACCTTTTTCACTACAACAATATTCTGTTAAATTACTATCGTTTAAGTTAGTAATAGTATATGGATAAACACTAGATGTGTTAACTACTGCCGGACAAACATAACACTTGTTATTATTCCAACTAAAACCGTAGTCAGTACAACATTGTTGTGATAAATCAGCCCCACTTAGACCATCTTTAACTATAGAATTACAAGGTAATGTAGTACAATCTTCTACAAACATTATCTCAGTAGGACAATTAGTACAATATTGTTTTAATCCGAATTGATTAACGTAAGATGTTGCGTGATAATCCTGCATTGTACCAACACTAGCTATGTTAACAGTACCATCCGTCCAAATACCACCTAATGATGTACAACAATCAGATGAAGTTAAACTACCATCACTATTAACCCAAATATGATTTCCATTTAATATTGTAGCACCATCACAAGGATTAGGTAATGGCTTAACACAATATCCACTACCGTTGATTGTTGTATAAACCCCACCTTTCATCTTACAACAAACACTATTAGTTATTGGTTTATCATCACCATCTAATATAAAACATCCGTATTTATCAAAAAATCTAGTATAAACTTTAACAATGAATGAGGTTGCCTCATCAAGAGATGGTTGTGTCGCACCTAAACTAATAGCTGTGTTAATTATTTGGGTGTCAGTTAAAGTATTTAAATACTCGTCAACACTACATACCACTTGTATTGAATTATCAGGTGGACACCAATAACAAGCATATGTTATTGCTTCAGCCGGTGGTTCTATCCCTATAGCCGCCATCTCAATAATGGTATAATCTCGTTGTTTTATAGGTGCTTCAACAGCTACAGCTATTTGTGGTGTACCATTACTACTTTTAATGCAATTAGCATCAACACAATTTCTACCATCCCACACTACATCAAAGCCCAATGTTTGTCTGTTACAACAACTTTGTGATACCGATACTGTTGCCTTCTCATTTGACATATCTAAGACCACACAAGGTCCAAAAGGACTATCAGGTGAGGTAATTGCTAATTGATCTGGTTTAGGGCAAACAACTGATGAATTGGATGTTGCCATTGGTAACCAATAATTTTGACAACATTTTTGGTCGGTTAGAGGTTTATTTGGAGTTTCTTTATCACCCCTAATATATACTATACCGTCCTCACCATAGATTAAGTTATAAGAACAAGGTTCACATATCGATTTAAGACCAGTTGTGAAATTAATTTTCATTGAATACGTATCACCACTTGGTACGCCGTATTTTGGTGCGTTGTTACCACCAATAGCAGTAAGACCAGCTGAATTAACTACAGCGTTAACTACAGAACCGTTAGTGTTTAAGGTGTTTGCATATCCTGTACCATAATAAGGAACAGGTAATCCGTTTTGATCGAAGATAAAACTACCTTCATTGTAATTGTTGAAGTGATTTTCATTAACTCTTACTGTTGTTGAACCAGTTGCTAATGAATCAAACTCACTTACAAAACATTCAAATTGTGAAAAATATGATTTACCATAATCATATGGACCGATATGTGGGTTATTACCAACAGTAGATTCATTTCCACCATTATACCAAAAACCGCCCATTTGAAAGTAATTGTCATTAGTTTCTGGTAAAACCCTTGGAAAACCATCTATATCGATGGGATAGTTAGATAATCTAACATCATCAACATTTAACCCAGCTAATTCAAATATGGTTATTAATTGGTCATATACTTTATCGATATCTAATCTATTAGACGCTATATAAACGTACTCATCAAGTGATACCATACATTGTGGTATGTTAAACAACTTGAAGAAAAATTCTATAACTTTTCTAGTTCCTTTAGATTTAAACAACCACCAAGCATTAATGACTAATCTTCTCCATAGTTCGATATCTAATTCTTTAGATGATAAACTTCTTGAGTACCCACTAAAAGGTGTTTCAAAAGAAGGTTGTATCTGTTCCAATAAATTAAAATTATCAGTACCAGTTGTTAGTAAAACATCAAAACCTAAATTTTGTGCTATTATCTTAATTAATTCATCAGAGGTGTTATCTAATTTATTATATGTTACAACATTAGCGAATGATATACCATCAATATATTTCTTAACCTCATCAAATTCTCTACCATAAATTCTTAATAATTTATTAGCCTTTCTACCTGTAACTTCACTACCACCACCGTCTGTATCATATTCATGGATTGACTCGGCAACAAACTTTCTAGCCACCAAATCGGTTCTGTATTGATCGAAAAGATTTGCCATATTAAGCATTTCTTCAACATATAAACCATAATCACGAGTACTAATATCTAGGTTATACCCATCAGAAATTGGCCATGTTAATCTTTTTTGATTAAAAACTATAAATCCATCAGCTTCTTGTGGTACACTAAAAGAAGAGGTGTATATTGGAACCGTTAATCTATTTAATAAGATAGATTCAAAATCACTTAGGTTTGTAAAAAATAACTCTACTTCAGTATTATTAGGTTTAAAATGATAGGTTAATTGTCCAAATGTTGAAGCACTTAAAGACGGAAATGGATTACCTTCCGTTTGTACCCTCAAATAAGGAAATGATGTTGTGTCACCAGTGTAACCTACAACATTGAATTCGCCGTAGTTATTATATATAACATATTTGTTATAATCTCTAGATATATTAAAGATGTCACTAGGTAATAGATTACTAAAATCTTGGTTATCCGCTGTTATTAATTCAAACGGGTTTTGGACGACAGATTTTGGTATTAAAAACGTTGATATATCAGTTCCATTATCATAACTGAAAGATAGAACCGTATTGACCGCCGTATTAGTAATTTGTGGGTTTAAATATAAAGAACCCTTCCATTTTTGGATTATTTGTTCGATGGTAACTCTAGCAAACTCATGGAAACTACCGAAATAAACATATCTATTAATTTTATTTATGTCAAAATTAAGTTTAATGAATAAATCATTAGACATTAAAAGTTCAGACTGACTTTCAGTTAGGTTTAAATTATCTAAAGAATAATAATCTGACCACTGACCCCCTAAGGTAAAATTCTTATTAATCTTAGAGTCAAAATTGGTTGTAATTTGGAAGTTACCGAACGTGAAAAGAGATACCCCGTCGGTAAATTGAAAACCAACTAGATTAGGGGAAAAGTCACCCTCTCTCCTTTTATATGCATCCGTTAATGAACGAGGTATTACTTTAACTGTTCCCATTATAAACTTGGAATATTCGTGATTGTGTTAAAATCTTTACTGAAATCAATGTTATTAACCAATTGACGTACTTCGTGTAGTGGTTCACCACTGAATTGGTCTTGAACTTCGTATAAGTTATATTGTTTATAAATACGATTTTGGAAGTCGTAGATGGTGTATTTACCGTCAACAATAGATTTAATTTGGTTACCGTAAATACCGTAAGCCAACGTTTCAATATCGTACTCAACCATGTCAATTTCTAAACAAACAGGATTGAAAAAGGTGTTAGTGATGGATATAGCCTGTCCAGGTACACCAATGTCAGGAAATTGATTTGGTTTAACATTTGGTGCTGAACTAGGTGTTAGAGTACAAAAAATTAAATTAGAAGTATCGTTAAAACGATATCTAACTGCCTTTTGCGTTGTATTGGATAAATTAGCGTTTACAGGTTCAACCCTGTTAGCTGATGTAATAATTCTAAAAAAGTTAGGTATTCTACTACCAGTTTCACCATAATATTCTATCCTATAACCAACAAGACTACTCGCATCTTGTACCCCTAATTGATTAGCGTCTAACACAAGTCCCTTAACGTCTGGGAATGCCGCTAAAACACCACAATCGGTAATTGTTGTTCTAATTTCTCTTGGTTTAATAATAACTGTGTATATACCTTTAGTTGAAAAATTAGCCACTGGTAGTTGTAGGTTATATAAACCGTCAAACAACGGAATACCGTTTGCGTTAGGTGTTGGGTGATTAAACCTAGATATTACTTGACTAGGTACTAATTGTTGTAATGGTATTGTTGGTTTAGTATCACGAGAAGGTGCATATGTGAAATAAATTTCCATATCATCTGGACCTGCTGTTGATGGTCTAACTATACCGTAATTTCCTGTTGCCATATCTTATCTATTTTCTATTATATTATAATAACCGTTTCTATATTCTATTAATCCGTCTAACGTTTTAATTTCTGAAAGTCTAGAATGACGTTCAAAAACCGCCACACTCATCCTTTCTATAAATAGCTCGTTACTTACTTTTGGAGGGAAAACTAATCCCATTTTAGCCTCTTCTTTTATTGAAAAATAGTCATCAAAATCATAACCCGACATTGTGGTTTTAAAAATAGTAGGGAATTGTGAACCATAAGGTTGTCTACTATTACTTATTGAGACATTTTTTCTATAATCAGTAATATAGTCAACATTACCAATTGTGTAGTACACTTTAGTAATTGCTGTTAAATTAGTTGGATCATATTCAACATTTGTAACACCATTAACTCCAATTTGGAATGGGTTATTTTTATCATATGTACTAACTAAATCTAGTTTATGTGATGTAAACCCTGTTATCATACTAAAATTGAGTCTGTTACTGTACATCCATTAGCATCAGTAACCAATACATTCAACGATGTATAAGAGGCTTCTGTAGCACAATATCTGTTTGATGTTATTCCTGAACCCCAAGAAAGTGGAGCTCCGATTGTAGGTGTCATTGTCCAAGTTATTGTGTAAGGACCTACACCACCATTTACATTAACTATACCTTGGCGACATTCAGACGTACCACATGATGTGCATCCAGTTACACCACCGATATAATCTATACCACCAACAATAGATAGTGGCATTGCAGGTTGTGTAATAGTAACTTCTGATTCCACACTACATCCTGCCGGATCTACTACTCTTATAGTATGAGTACCAGCTGTTAACGTTATGTTAGTTGACGTTGAGAATACTGTCCCAACTAAAACATTGTCTCTATAGAAAGACATCGGATAGGTGGTTGTGAAACCAGGTATTGTAGTACCATCTGTTGTGTAATAAACACTAAAAGTACCTGTTATTGAACCACCAAAACAAGGTATATTATAACCGTTAGTTGTTGAGAATGAAGGTACAGTTAAGTTAAACACGGGTCTTTGGTACATCACTTGTGAAGTGGAAGGACCTGTACACCCATTAGCATCTGTAATTGTTGCTGAATAGGTGCCAACATTTAGGTTTGTTAAACTATAAGGACCTGTTAATGATAGGGAAGTTAATGGTACACTATTTTTTTGTATATTAACAGCATATGGTGGGGTTCCACCACCTGGTGTGAATAAAATAGACCCATTACTATTACCATAACAAGTAACATTTGTTTTAGAACTCGTAAACGAAACCGATGAAGGTTGTGATAATACGGTAGGTCCCACTGTCGTGAAGTTACCAACACTATCATATATAGTTGTATTATATGTACCTGCAGGTAAATTTATGAAAGTACCCGTATTGTTTGTTACACCAGTAGGCCCTGTTAATATATAAGTGTAACCTGAAAATGCGTTACCACCATTAGCTGTTAAAATAATAGTACCTGTATTACCACCATTACAGTCAATATTTCCTGTCGTAACAACAGAACCACTAACCGCGGAAGGTTGTGTGATTGTGAATACGGTAGATATTGTCACAGGTGGGACGGCTGAATCTGTAACTTGTGCACTATACACACCAGCACATAAACCAGTTAAACCTGTTATAGTTGTAGAAGGTCCTGCAACAACAGTTGTTGCTGTATAAGCCGGTGGTGTAAAAGAGTACCAAGTATATGTATAAGGTGGTTGTCCACCACTAGGTGTTATACTTGCAGTACCATTACAACCTACTGTTGCATTAGTTGTAGAACCTTGTGATTGCATGTTAACATATAAAGCTTGTGGTTGTTGTAGATAGTATGAAACATATGAAAAATCACAATTACCATCAGTAATTTTTAATGTATAATTTCCTGTTTTTAAACCTGAAATAGATAAACTATTAGAGGTGAAACCGTTTGGTCCTGTCCAAGAATATGTATAAGGTCCAGGACAACCAGGGTTTATTGTTGCACTAATTGTACCATCACTACCACCAAAATAACTAATTGGTGTTGACGATATTGATGCTGTACAGTTATTGAGTGTTAAACAAGGTTTTTGTCCACTACCACTATTTGTGGTATTCCATAAACCACTTAAATCGATAATCTCATAAACAGGGTTTTCAACATCAGTATAAATCCCAATATCTTCAAAATCTTGTTTTAACATTATCTGAAAGTTCAAAGTAGTGGAAGTAACAACTAAATTAGTTGTTCTACCAAAATCTTCATAACCTACTTTTTTTCTTATGTATTCCATTAAACCATAATAAATTCAGATAGTGTTATCACACTAGGTGTGTTAGCCCCAAAAGGCATATAAGGTCTAAAATTAAATTCCCCATTATTTAATTTTGGATTTAATAACTCAATAGCACTTGTTCTCCAATCTCTATTACCTGTATTACTATATTGAGCTATCGTCAATGGGGATGTGATATATGTTGGTGGATTTATGAATCTTGTTACTTTACCTGTTTTTGCATTAAAGAATCTAGCATCCATATAGACCACCCTATTGTTATTGTTTTCTTTAAAATATTCATCATTTCTTAACCAATAAAGTCGATTAAAAGGGATGATTGGTTGTGTTGTTTCACCAACATCCAAATCTTCTGTGAATATTAAATTATTCGTGTCACCACTATTTGTATCGTAAAAATATAATCTAAAGAAACTTTTTTTAAACCCATTTCTTCTTTTATTTATATCTAAATTTGTAAAATCAGCTGCACTATAAGATGTTGTAAAAGTAGATGATGTTGTGTTCCAAAATCTAAATTGTATCAACAAACCTTTACCGTAATTAACTAGAGGGTTATTATCATCTCTAAATTTATACTTTGTTGTTTCAGCATCAAAAGTTGGATTTATTGCCTTTTTTCTCTCAGCAACAACAATATCTTGTACATCCTCACCGTAATCAACAGGGAAGAAATTTAAACCCAAAGGGACAGTTATAGATTTATATAAACCACCATCCGTTCCACCACTTACTGTGAAAGTTTGTCCAGTTACTGACTGAAATGTATTTTGTATTTGATATTTTATTAACATTCTTCGTTTATATTTCTAATAACCCTAGCATCATCTTGGTTTATTAAAATTGGTGGGGTTTGTCTTCTTATGTATAGATTATGATTAAAGTAAAAATAATGTGCTCCATTGACGAATGGATAGTCAACACCATTAACACCTTCTTCAAAATATCCTATTGTTAACAAATCCCTCCAAGCTATTGAACCATCAGGGTAGGTTTCGTAATTATCGGGGATGTCAACCATTGTTTCACCGGAAGCAGCAGTTTCAATAACATTTGAATATTTCCTAACTTGTAATTTTTTAAAAGGTTTATAATAATAACCTTCCCCGTTAGGGTTTGAATTAACACCAAACCTGTGAATAACATCTGAGATAACAACTTCTCTCAATTCTTTACTGTTGTAATCTATAAAATCACCAATATACATGTCACCATCTACTCCAACAATTTCACCATCAGTGCCTATAGTTTCAGTTCTTGCTGAAAACTTTTCAATACTACCAATACCTGAAGGATTGTTAATTGATATAAATTCTAACCCATTTGCTGTTGTAGTTGTTTCATGGTTAAAATCCCAATCAGCAGTTACGTGTGAAAAATTGTAAGGATTCTTACCTGACCTTCTTATAATAGTATAGTAAAGTTCTGAAATAGGTCCATTTCTACTATCTCTAATTCTCTCAACACTAACGTCTTGTGTGAATTGAAACATCCACGTATCATTGACCGCCCCTATAGTAGGATCACTCACATCTGAGTATATATTACTACTAAAAGCACAAGGATAAACATCGTAACTATTAGTTGTTAATAGTTCAAACTTCCTTATATAATATTCGGAAGGTGTACCATCTAATCTTCTCCACTGTGGTAACGGGGAGTAACTTTGAGTAAAACCTTTTGTTAGGGAGATGGTTGCTCTAATAACAAATTTTGTTGTATTAATCACATTATAAACTCTCCATGTACCGTTTAATATGTTAGATGTACCAAACCTTATGTCCACAAAATCCCCAACCAATAGATTATGTGGAAGGGTTGTGTTTATTGTTGTATATTTTACCTCATTTAATCCATATGTATCAATAGTAGTCCCACTAATATCAGTTGCTGTAGCGAAATTAAAATTCTGTGGGTTATTAAAATTAACATCATCAAATGATGGTTCCACAATTTTAACAAAATTACCCACACCACTAGGTATGGAATTAACAATAGTTTCTAGTGTTAAATCTTGTTTAAGATTTTCACCATCTATACCTCTACTTAATATTTTATGTATACCTTGTAATGGATTAAAACTGGTATTACTATAAAGGTAAATAAACTCACCTTCTTGTAGATTATGAGATTGTACCCCCTTTACCGTTAATCTATCATTACCATTAACTACTGTTGAGCCTAAAAACTGATATTGAAACCCTCTGAAGGCTTCTGAAGTAATGTTACCAACAGGTGTTCTAGCCTGAATTGAGTAAAAAGGATCCATTTTTGATGGGTATGTTATTTGCATTACCCAATTACTAGGTGTTACCGCTGGTGTACCATAAAACATTGGACTCCAAGCTGAATCATCAAACTTACCCATAACGTATGCGGTAGAACCTGTCGATAATACATTGGAGGTGTAGATGTTTAGTTTCCCGTTGAAACGATAGTTAAAAGTCTTTCGTCTTTCTTCTTCAAATAATTGTTGTAGATTAACTATGTCAATAATATCATATTCAGTTAGTGGTTTTGTTTTCTCCTCTAACTGTAACTGTAAATTTGTGTCTGTATTGGGAGCAAGTTTATATCTTTTACTACCAATAAGTTGTGTAACATAGTTATTTTCCATTAAGATTTAACTCTTACTCTAATATCTGACTGAGGATATTTTATTTCAAACATTGTATCGTATTCACCAAATAACGCAAAATCATCAGTTAAATCGATTTGTTTTGTAACGTTATCTAGGTAAGGTTGATTGGTAGTATTTAATGAGTACCTACCGTCAACTTCATTATAAACTTTAATATCAACTACGTTTAAAACCCCAGCAACATTATTAATTTGTTCTATTAATTGTGCCAAATAAACATTTTGTCCCATTTGCCACTTTTTAATATCAAAATAATTTTTAATAGTATTAATTGTATTGTTTATTAATTCTCCCTGATTAAATGTTTTATCAACATATAAATCAATATCAAAAGATAAATTAATAATCTTACCATCTCTAATTAGAACATAGTCATTTATCATCCTATAGTCGGCCAACCAAGTAGCCATATTTTCTTTTAGGGTGTTTGTTGATGAATTATCTAATTTACCTTCAGCGTTTAAACCTAAGATGGCAAATTCCACTTTGTTTTGATTTTCAGCCACTTGCATTCTAAACGGTACTCCGTATTGACCTGGCATCTTAAACATTGTAGCAATATAATCTTTAATCGTAACCGCTCTATTTTGAGAAGCGAAATTATATTTGGTTATCCATCTAATTTCGTCGATTGACGGTTCGTCTGCCCCACCAAATGCTGGTACAGGGTTATTAACTCTTAGTGATTGTCTAACACTCTGATTTATCGTAGCATTAGGTCCGTTAATAAACATATCAACAAACCCTAAACTGTTTATCACATTACTACCTATATTAGCCGCACTACCACCACCCACTCTATATCTAACATATAGTGTTGTGTTAGGTTTCGGTATTTCCCCTAATGCTGTAGTGTTGAAAAAGTTAGCAATTTGTAAGACATACTGATTTTGAGTATAGTTCTGTAAATTTTGTTGATCGGAGAATCCTGAACCAAATGTTAATTTACAGAAACCTGTGTCAGTGTATTCTCTAACAAATTTTTTATTAATACTAATCCATTTACCTGGTTTAATACCTGAATTATCAGTACTTCTTGTTGGATCATCAACAAATATTTTATCTTCAGCTAGTGAATCCACTTCCCACCATCTTATATTATTATCCATAAACTCAGCAGTTGTTGGATTTGTAACTAATGAAGTACCTTCTTTAGTTATTACTTGTTCTACAGAAACTACATTGTTGTCAGGTAAAATAACCTCTAAGAATGGTATTGCATCAGCGGAATTAATAATTTTCTTGAAGATTTTAGATTGCCCATTACTTACAATCTCCCTCTTAACTAAAGTGTAATTAACAATTTGATTGTTAGCGTTAATGTTTGGGATTATAAGTCTGTTTGGTATACCGCCAGAACTATATGGAGATGAAAAATCAATGTCATCTAATGTTTCAAAGATTTGTCCAGCCCCAGCAACTTGGGTTCCGTATTTAACTATTGGTGCGTATCTTATATCGAATGTGTCACCAAAAACAGGGACAGTAACAGAGAAATCAACTAAAGTTATTGATGACCTCTTACCTGGTATTTTTAACCCTAAAGTTCTAGCAATATTAAGAAGTGACCTTCTTTCTTGTGCGTAATCAATTTGGGTTTCATTGAACATCCTATCTGTGTGATAAGATAACATATCAGATACCGCAGCATTTAATTCTAATAACATCATACCGATAGATGCATCATTAAAATCTTGGTAGAGTTCGGGGTAAAAGTGTTTTACGTAAGTAATTAACTCACCTCTAACATCTGCGAAATTTCTTGCGAAATAATTAATTTTCTTTTCTGCCATAGTTTTTACATTTTTAATGTTACAAAGTCAGAGGATTGGAAAGCCCCTGTTGTTACTGTGTAATCTATCTTAACGACAACGGCATGAATATTATCATCCGATGGTGTTGTTGATAATTCTGTTATAGTTAAATTTGGAATATATTTTTTAACCGCTGTGTTTATTTCATTTTTAATCCCATCCCAAGATGGGGCATCATTTTGTTCAAAAATATATTGTCTAAGATTAGCACCAAAATCTGGTAAATAAAGTCTTTCACCCTTATTAGTTAATAATAAATGCATTAAGTCAGCTTTGATTGCCTTCTTAGAATTATCATTCATTTGAAGGAATTTACCATCTTTATCATCCGAGAATGGAAATTGAATATTTATGAACCTTTCCTGTGCCATTTGTTTTCTTTATAAATATCTATTGAGGAAATTTACCAACAAAAAATAAAATCTAAAGTGTAAAGTTTAGAGCATAAAAAACCCCCGAATTTCGGGGGTTAATTTTTATTATCCACATTTAGAATAACCACAGTCTTTACACTTGTAACATCCCTCTTGCATTGTCATTCCATATGGAGAACCACAAGATTCACAAGCTATAGCTGAAAAATTTTCATCCTTTAAATATTTCTTTAAAGTTCTTGCGATAGCCTTAGAGAATGATACAATAGTACCTTCAGATTTCATTAATTGTTCATAAATGAAATTGATGTCAGCTCCATGACGTAACGATGTTGAAATCATACGTGTTAAAGCTTCTTGTTCATCAGATTCAAAAAGTTCTTTCAAATCTTCAAGTGTAAATCCATCAAGTTCAAGGTCATATTTACCTTTTCTAACTTTAGTTAATTTACCGTGTTTGAATTTTTCAGAAAGGTTAATGTTCTTCTTTTTGAAAGCGAAAATCTCATATGGGTCTTCACCTAATAAACCAACCAATACAATCCATTTATCACCTGAAACTGTTAAGTGGTGTACATCACAATCTAAAGTTTTAGGTCTTTTTGGTGCGTTTGTTTTAGGTATTGTCTTATCGTCTACAGTATTTTCAGAACTTGATTTATCTGAAAGTACAGCTGTCATAGTACCAGCTCTATAAGTAGTACCACCTTTAACAACACCAGTGTTGTATAATTCAGTATAAAGTCTTTTGAAGTCTTCGTATGGATATTCAAAAGGTAAGTTTACTGTTTTAGACATAGCTGAATCAATGTATTTTGCCATGATAGCCATTGTCTTAACGTGTTCATCAATAGTAAGTTCAGTTGTTGTAGCTGCCCAAGTTGCTGTTGCATCCCACTCACCTTTACCTTCTAAGAAACGAACTGCGTAATCTTTAACCCAAGATTCTCTCAATAAACCTCTTGATTTATCAAATTTCCAAACATAACCACCAAACTCAGTTTTTAAAAGGTTTTCATCACCTTCTTTAATCCAAGTCCAAGTTGTTGTTGAATCGTAAGTTTTGTTTTCCCAATCAATATTTTTTGGTTTATCTAAACCTTCAGGTGCGTAAGGCATGATAGATGTTCTAACATACAAAGGCATAAATAATGGTTCTAAACCACCACTAACGTTGTTAGCGAATACTGAAGAGTTACCTGTTGGTTGGATTGATAACAAATGTGAGTTACGAAGACCGTACTTTCTAATCATTGATTTAGTTTCCTCAGAAAGTGATTGTTTAACGAAGTTAGAGTTTAAATATTTCTCTTCATCATATAAAGGGAATGCACCTTTTTCTGAAGCAATAACAGCTGAAGATTGGTACGCTTTATTAGCTAAGAAATCCATTAATTTTTGTGTTAAGTTAAGAGCTTCTTCAGAACCATAACGTACTTTTAACATCATAAGTGCTGAACCATAACCTAAGAACCCTAAACCAATTCTTCTCTTATTTTTTAATCCTTCTCTTTGTGTTGGAAGTGGGACGTAAGTTTTATCGTTTACGTTATCCATCATACGAACTGCGATAGGTATTAACTTACCAAGTTTGTTATAATCCCAATCTTTCTTATCAAAATCAACAAATTGTGTTAAGTTAATAGAACCTAATAAACAAACACCACCGATAGGTAAAATTTGTTCTCCACAAGGGTTAGTTGCGTTAATATGTTCACAGTAATAAAGATTATTCAACTTATTCATTGTGTCAACGAAAAGAACACCTGGTTCATTTCTCGTATAAGTTGATGTCATGATTAAATCCCAAAGTTGGTTAGCATTCTCGTATGTTTTGTAAACCACAGTACTATAACCAAGTGCTTTCCATTTCTTTAAGTTACCATCCCATTCCTTTTTATATTCATCAGAATGTGTTTCATAATCAGGGAATTCTAAATTCCAAGGTTGGTTGTTTTTAACAGCATCCATAAACTCATCAGTAATCAATACTGACATGTTGAATTTGGTTAAGCGACCTGGTGTTTGTTTAGCTTGGATGTATTCTTCAATATCAGGGTGCCAAACAGATTGTGTTACCATCTGTGCTCCTTTACGAATTTTTACTTTAGCTTTTTTCTTTTTGGTTTTATTACCACTACCTTCAGTAATAACAGCAGATTGTGTATCCCACATATCTAACATTCTCACTGAACCAGGTGATTCATTACCAATACCACCGATAAAGGCACCTCTAGGTCTCATAACGTCAGCACAAAATCCATAACCACCTTCTGATTTAAGGATTAAAGCCTGTCTTCTAAGTGCGTCAAGAATTCCTTCCATTGAATCTTGGTCTTCTCCCATGAACCCGTCAACGAAACAGTTTATATAGGTTGTACCTTTTAATCCTGTTCCTGCGTTAGATGTGATTCTACCACCTGGTACAAACTTAAAATCTTCTAAAGCCCATAAAAATTCTTGAGTCCAATGATTTGTATCTTTTTCGATTGAAGCCAAATCTTTAGCTACACGAAGTTGGGTACCGTTGATGTCTTCGTCACCATATCTGTAGGTTTGTTCATAAATTTCTTTACTAAAATCGTCTACAAATTTAGTGTCAACTTTAAATTTCACATCATCCATAATTTGATTGTTTTCCATGTTTTTAAATTGTTTAAATAATATAACCCCATAAGACTACCCTATGGGGTTAATAATTAATTTTCTTGTTGTTGTTTTTTCTGTAAATCTTTTGCTCTTTGTATTCTTTGACGAGTTTCTGACTCTTTTTTAACTTCTTGGGTTTTCTCATAACCTAAGAATGTTTGAGATGTTTCAGTGTCAATATGTACCTTACCGTTATCGAAAGTACAATCTTCGAATACAACACCATCACGTCCGAAACGTGATTTTAAAACAGCTATAGTAGCACGTCCTGACTCTTTTTGTGGTAAAGTTCTAGCAATTGACATAATAAAATGTCCTATTTGTGCTTTCTTAATCGAACCACCCATTTGGTCACCTGTAACAACATCAGCACTAATTGAGCTTCTGTTACCTTGAACGGCTGTCCATCCTACCACACCGAATTCACTTAACATTGATTCAAACCCCCTCATAACGTTTCCTTCACCTGACCATTCATCACTATACTGTTTTGTTGATTCAACACAGTCAATATAGTCGAGAACAATCATGTCGGGTTTAAATCCTGTAGAGATTTCGTGTCTTACAAAGGATTTAATTGTTTGCATTGTTACACCTTCTGAAGAGAATTTTCTAATTCTCAAATCATTAGTTCTGTTAGAGGTTACTTCTTTGTGTTTATTTAAAACTTCTATTTTCCTGTCAGCCAACTCATTTAAGTCGATACCTGACCAACATGCCAAGTGTTTACGTTTAATTACGTCTGGCATATCTTCGAAAACTATTTGTAAAACATTGTACCCCACATTATAGGCTGTATTAGCAATTTTAGTAAGAATAGTTGTTTTACCAACACCATATGGTGCTAAGATTACCCCTAACTCACCTCTTGATAAACCTCCGTCGGTTAATTGATCGATACCATTTATTCCCGTAGGAATCGGATGTCTAAAATCTTTTTCTAATACGGCCTCAATATTTTCCGTAATGGAAGTACCGTCATCTTTTTCAGACCCAACTGAAAGAGCCTCTCTTAAAATCTCTGCACAAGTTTCGTAGTTTTCGAACTCCCCATTATCAACAATTTTGTTGATTTTTTCGTTTGCCTTTTTGAGTTCCTGTTGTCTACAGAAATTAAGTGCCTTACTTTGAACGAATTCCCAATCCTCAACCGTAATCTCACGAATTTCTTTTAACATTTCGAAAACGTAGTCCTGAGTAACTTTATCTTTTACTTCCATTTTAATAATGGTTTCCAAAGTATCAGATGAAGGTACTTTTTCGTACTTCTCATAGTAGTCCTTAATTTGGGCTACTATGAGACGAAAATATTCATTGTCAAAGTACTTTGCATGTACGATGTCAATGATTCTGTCAGAAAATTTGTGATTTGCTGGGTGTAGGATTTGGTTGATTAGTTCCATTTGAAACTTGTAACCTAAATAACCTAATGTAACATTTTTACCCATTTTTTTGTTCTGTGTATTCATAAATACTTCTTACGATTTTGTTGTGCTATATTCCACAGAAAATTTTTCTTGACCTAAAGTATCTTGGATACGGGAGATAATTTTAGGTATTAAATCACGAATATCAACACTATAACGAACTCTTTGTGGGTAAACATTTCCAGTGAAACGTTTAGCGGCAACTACTCTTTCGTCAATTCTAATTTCGAAATCAAAGATGTCTTCTTTGTCGTAAATTGGTGTTCTATTAATTTGGTCTTCCGTTTGTTTCTCGTACGGATTGTATTGGTTCCATAGGTATTCTAAAGACTTATTTTTCAATTGTCCTTGAATCATATCAACACAGTCTTCCACACAATCTATGGTTAAAACAGACCAAACTGTTTTTGGATTAAAATTTTTAACAGCGAAATATCTTTGGCAGATTATGTTACCGTTAATTTTTAGTAAAAATTCAAATTTCTTCATAAATTTTTCATTTAATTATTAATATTTCTTTTTAAATCCCTATTAATTTTACTACATAGGGGTTGTAGGTTTGTATAGTGAAATAATTTTAATAATTCCTCTTCATTCTTTGCCGATGATAATGGAATTATGTGGTCTATATCCCACCCATAATTTAATTCACCATTATATTTTCCATAATTTTCCCAAGACATCCAAGTTTCAAATTTAGATTCAATATATGTTTTAAGATATGGAATTTCACACCCAATAATTTCTTGTGTTTTAGATTTTTTTGTATTTCTTTTTAAAGATTCTGTAACAATAGTCCTCATTCTACAAGTTAAATTAAACAACGGGTCTTTCTTTCTTCTTTCTTTTTTATACCTTTTTTGATACTCTTTGTATTTATCTTTTTTTTGATACTTCTTCTTATAGTCTAAATGGTACTCCCTATTTTCAATATAATATTTTTTATTATACTCTAAAATTTCATCTTTTCGTTTAAGAGTGTTTTGTTTTATTTTTTCTTTGTTTTTTTCTTGATATTCTTTTTGTTTAAGTAAAATTTCTTCTTTTTTTTGTTCATACCTTTTTTTATCGTATGCTTTTTTTTGTTCTTTAGAAATCATATTTATTTTTTATTATAAATATTAAGTCAATTCGAATTTCTTCATACTTTTGAATTTTTATAATTTGTTTTTTCTTTTTTACTTAACTTAATAAATGGGTCTAAAAAATTTACATACCCATTTTCACCACCTGGGATTGCGTACATAACACCATCCTCGAACATCATTTTGAGAACGTTTTTATAATCACGTCCTTCAGGGTTTAAAGGTAGGTTTATGAGGCTTCTAATCTCTTCTTTGGCTTCATCTGTTAAAAGAGGTTGTAATAAATCGATTATGATTTTGTTTACCTCATAAACATTACCTTTATGACGTCCTTTTGTTTTACCTTCTAAAATAGATTCAAAAACTTTTAATTTCTTTTCCTCTTGGAGAGTTTTGGTTTTATCCATGATTTCTTCCAAGGTCATTTTCCTATCTTTAATTTCGGGAAAATGTGTTAAAAGTGTAGTCTCAGTTACTCCTTCAATTCCTTTAATATTATCTGTAGAACAACCTTCAATAATTTTAACTAATCCAGCATTTTCATAGTGATGTTGGAAGTACCAACTATAATTTCCTGTTCCCACCAAAACTTTCTTATCAGCTAAAAAAAGACTTACATCTTCTGAAATTAACTGACATAGGTCTCTATCGTTTGTATAGATAATAACCTCCTCACTTTTCTTTCGGTTAAGGGTGTAGAATGCTAGTAAATCATCAGATTCACAATCAGGGTGTTCGTACTGTCTAAGGAATAAGTCTTCAGCGTAAGCTTTAACTCTTAATTTTTGGAGTTCGTAAGATTCATCAAAGAATCTTGGTCTATTTCCTTTGTATTCAGGATAATAATCAAGTCTCAAAGAACCACCTCTCTCACCATCCCACATAATAACAACCTTATCAACTGATAAATCAACGATAAGTTTTCTAAGTGTGGTGTAAAATTGGAAGATTCCACCTATATGTTTTTCCTTATAGAAAACGTTTTTAGCTCCGTTATAAGAACGTTTCATTAAAACGTTACCATCAATAAGAAGTGTTTTGGTTTTTTCTTTTTTCTTAGTTACTTTGAGGCCTGTCATTACCCATATTCATTTTAAAGGGTTCAACAATTTTTTTTCTTTCTTCTTGATTTGATTCGATAAGAATTCCTAAATCAACTAATAGATTTTTATGAACTTCAGATAATTCATCTCCATGGAGAAATCTTTCTACACCAGATTGGATTACCCAAAATGATGCTAATTGGTCACCTCTATCTGTTAGAGCCTCCCTATTTAGTTCTATTAATCTATTATAATTAATTTTCATTATTCTAATCCTTCAAGTTCAATGTCGGTTTCAGAGTTTTCCAATGCAAAGTCTTCTCCTTCTTGGATTTCTAGTCCGTTCTTAATGAACATTTCAGACCAAAAATCAGAGTATTCTTTTTTGTATTTCTCTTCCGCCTCTTTTGTATCGTCAATAAAACCATGTGGTGTTACGATAACTTTACCGTCTTCATACCCAATACCATTTACGTGGTTCTTAAGAATAGAAACTTTACTACGAGTAGCGAACTTAATCTTTCTACCGTTCTTAGTTGCCATAATCTTGTTTGTACCAGCACCTTTTTGATTACCAAAAAGGAAGATTAGAGTACTATTAAGATAGATGGCTTCCCCACCTTTCATCTTAATTTTAGGTTGTCCCATTGGACTATCAGGTAACTCAACCCAAGGTTGATTAACGAATACAATTGTGTTGGTATATTTATTCGGTTTACCATCCGATAGTGTTTCTTTTCTTGAGGATGTAATTCTACCATTCAATCCCATTCCGATTTTATCAGATAATACAGAAGCGTTATGCATCTTACCACCTTTACCGTCGAAAGTCATTTTACAAGGAATTGAACCAACAGAGTCCCAAAAGAAACAAATGTCATATGGAATGTCACCCTTTGCTTGGGCATCCAATACTTCATTTATATAATCTGTAATCTGTTCAATATAATCAAAATCATCACGGAAAAGGAAAAATCCATCCCATTCACCTGGAGCCGTTTCAGTAACGTCTAAACCCATTAATTGAGCGTGGGGGAAACTCCATTTCTTTTCTGTAATAATAAAGATTGGTAGAATACCATTTTGTTGACACCAAATAGCACTTTTTAAAAGAGCTGTGGTTTTACCTGTGTCAGAATGTCCCAAGAAAACATTTAAGTGCCCAAGAGCTGGACCGGGTACTCCCGTAGCTTTTTGGAAGGCAGGTCCTAAATCAATGAACCTATCAGCCTTATATTTAGTTTTTGTACTAAATTTATCCTTAAGTCCATCCAAGGAGAACTCCTTTTTACCTATTGATTTCTTTTTTCCGTCAGACATAGTTTATAAATTAAAATGGCATTTCATCATCTTCACCTTCAGCTGAATCATCAGTATCAGGAGCTGAATATTTTGCTGAACTTGTTGGTGTTTCTTTCTTAACAGTTTCTTCACCTTTAGCAACAAACTTCTCAAGTTTTTTATCCCAAACTGGTGTTTCACCGTTTGCAATAATTTCAAGATAATCTAATGGAGATGCCTTGTAGATATCTTTCCATGTCATTTCATCTTTAATCCAAGCGTTAGCTTTGGTCTTGTCGTTTGTTAACATTGATGGGTCCTCGGCCATTACAGAAGTAACTTTAGTGTTATTCTTGTCACCTCTTCCTAACATAAGGACAAGGTCACGGCCTTCTCTAGGGTCTGATAAGTCACCCTTTTTTGTGAATAGAGGAATCATTTTATCTAACTCCCCTTCACCTTTGTAGTTGTGACGGAAACGCCAGATTTTAATACCATCATCCTCTTTAGAACGGTCAATTACACGAGCTAAATAAAACTTAGCTGCTTTGTAAGTTTTGGCAATTTTCTTGTCTTCTTCACTGCCTGTGGCTTTTAAAGCCTTTTCTACTTCACATAATGGACAAGTTTCACCGTCATTATGTTCTCTACAATAAAGTTTTCTCCATTGTCCATTAACCTGCATAACGTGGAAATAGCCCTCTTCAAAAGGTGAACCACCTTTTACTTTAGACGGCATAAGACGAATGGTTGCTTCACCATTTTTTTCGCCTTCTTCCAAACGTGGGTTAAAATACTTTGAGAAATCTTTTTCTTCGAAGGTTTTACCTCCACCAGAATTGCTTTTGTTTTTTTCATACTGCGACATAATCGCACCTAAAACATCACTCATTTTTCTTTGTTTTTAATTGTTTAACAATAATACTTGGTCTAATACTAAGTCAAAATTGTCTTATTGTAAATGAAAAAAGAGGTCATTTAGCCTCTTTTTTCTATCTTTGTAAAATTTTATTGACTTTTCATCTTGTGATAATGTGGTAGTGGGAAACAATTGTTAGGATCTTTACAATCCTCCTCCACTTCGATAATATTTCTATACATACTTAAAAATGGTATCCTAAAACCTATAACTTTAACCCTATATACCGAACCAACTTCTAATTCGTTATAAACATCTGATGAATTGAATTTACCTCTAAACATCTCATCTGATTCTTCAAAAACTTCATCGTCAGTGAAAATAAGGTATTTACTTTCTGTTGATTTTCCAGTTGACACTGTTGTAATATCTTTATCTTTTACTCTAATTGTTAAAGTTTCTGTACGAGATTGACGTGATATTTCAAAACCAATCATAATAGCTATAGCTAATGTTAATATTTTAAAATACCCACTCTTAGTAAAGGCAGATTCAGTTAATGAAAGGCCCAATTTACTGTTTAAATTATTATAAACCTCTTTGGTTTGGTTAGCATCTATATCATACCCTAAATTAGATCTAACCAAGTTAATGGCCTTATCTAAATCAGTTACGTTGTTAACTTTTAATGTGTTAAAAATTTGTTTAAATGTTTTAACATTTCCACCAATTTGTGTGATTATCTCTTTTATTTTATCTAATACCCTATTTTCAGTTAAAACTTTTTTTTTTGACCTGGATTCAGGAATAAAAGATTTCTTAATATCTACACCACTGTAATCTTTAGCCTCATCAGGATCTAATTTCCAAACTTTGACCTCACCATCTGGACTTTGAGCGTCAGGTGTTGAACCGTCAGTGATTTCATAATTATCTTTTCCGTTCACATCATTCCAATAATCTGTTAACTTAACGTTGAATGGATAACTATCTAATGAACGTAATTCTAATTTCTCTTTTGGTTTTTGTGCTTGTAAATCCTTTTTAATTGAGGATACTTCAGTTGAAACTGTATCAATTTTAGATAATGATTGTTGTAAAGCTTCAAACTTACCCATCAAGTCTTTAATCATATTCTTACCTTCTTCAGCCGCAGTTACAGCTTTCTCAGCGTAACCCTTAGCGTCATCAGCTCTTTTTACAATATCAGTAACGTCAATTTCTTCTACGTCATCACTTGAACCTTCGAGTTCGTCGGCTGCACTAAATTCATCAGCTGTACCGAATTCATCAACTTCTTCAGTATCTCCACCTTCAGCATCACCGCCACCAAAGTCAAAGTCAACATTGTCTCCACCTTCAGCATCACCACCTTCTTTTCCACCTTCATCAGCACCAAAATCGAAGTCAGCATTGTCTTCACCTTCATCACTTTTGTTTTCATCGTCAGCGTAATCGGTGTAAGCATCCTCCTCTAAGTAAGTGTGTCTTCTAACTTCAGTCAAAGATGATTTACCTTTCTTAGGGTCGTACCCAAGAAGTTCTATATGTCTTTTTAAAGACTCTTTTAAATCTTTAGATAAACTTTTTTCCATTATCGTGTGTATTCGTTTAAAAGTTGTCTACCATCGTTAGTGATGATTTTCTTATGTTCTCTTTTAACAATCTCTTCAGGATTGTTAATCATACATTCCTCATCATTACATTCAGGTTTATTACCCTTCAAAAAAGAATCTAAATTTTTCTTTAAATCTTTTTCTTTGTTTTGTTTGTTTTTATCTGTTAACATGACTACTTTTCTTTATAAATATCAAGATTCAGGTAAAAACACTTGTTCTATTTTGTTTATTTCCAAAACATCACCTTTTAATAGAATTATTTTGTTTTCGTATTTAGTCCAATCTATTTGGTAGTCCTTGTGGTTGACATTACCTTGTAACCCACTTTCTTCCTCAATTAATCTGTTCAAAGCATTAATAGTAAAAATGGTATTACCTTTTTTATGTATTTGGATTGTTTTAGGAAGTTCTTTTTTAATGTCAATTTTGTTCTCAATATCGACACGTAACTTATATGTTAAAACGAAACTACCATCTTCTAGTTTAAAGAAGAAGACGTTTTCTTTTTTAATCCCGAATTTCTTTTTGATTTTATGTAAAAATCCCTCTATCCAATCTTCCTTAACAAATGAGGCTAGAAGTAGTATTTTTTGTTGCATCCTTAAACATTAAGTATGGTATATATTTTATGTTTAAGTACTTGAGTTCATTCTTGAATTTTGTTGTTCCCTTTCCGTCGTTACCTTCGAATTGAGTCATGTCTTTCTTTAAAATACTCAGTACTTTTTCTCTATCAAACCCGATGAACTCTATTTGTTCGAGATCGATAGAAAAAAGATTAAAGTTGTGATAAACATATACAACTTTATCTGAATATAAATATGCAAATCCACCCGCAAGGCTTTTGATTTTTTCAATAAGTTCTTCGGTAGAATTTATTTTATACATTATTGGGTCTATATTGAAATATTTTATGCCTTTTACAAAATCATCATAGGATCTTTTAATAAATTTTTTCAAATCATCTTCAAAGACACCACGTTTTTCACTTGTATTAAAAGTCCAATAAAGTCCATCTGATATTTTTTTTCTAAGTATTGATGCTTTATCGAAATTAGTTTTAGCTAACTCCCAACCTATTATTAAAGTAGGTAAATCATTACCGTCAGCATTCAGATATTCTTCCATTGTCAAAACATTAAAGTTTTGTGGAACACCTGTAATACCCTCATTTGATACTATATTTCCTACAATAATCATTGCCTATATAAAATATTTTTTTATCTTTGTATAAAGATAAGAAATGAAAACAGAAAAAGAAATACACCCACTTACAGGTTCAGATTTAACTAACTTTATTTTTGCGGGTAATGCCACCTTTACTGTAGTTAATGAAACCACAGGTAACCGTTTTACATTTCGTGTTCGTAAAGCTGGTTGGGGTACTCCTACATATAATGAAAAATCTGGCATTTTCTATGTTTCTGTTTTGACAGGATCTGATAACAATTCTTCTTATACTTTTATTGGTACTTATTTTGGTGGAACAAATCAAGTTTACCGTCATTCCCATAAGAGTAAAATCACAGATAAGGCTGTTTCCAACCAAGTTTTAGTTTGGTTCTTTTCTTCCTACATCAAGAATCCATCTTCTTTCCCAACTGTTAAAGTTTTTCACTCAGGTAAATGTGGGAAGTGTGGAAAAAACTAACCACCCCTGAATCTGTCAAGAGTGGTTTAGGTCCTAAATGTGGTAATAGAGATTAAGCTAAATTATCCCACCTATTTATAGCTGTGTTAAATATTGATTTTTTATTATCATATGTTTCACCACCTATTTTAACTGTGTCGTGGAAATCCGCCCAAGTTTTAGTACTATCTTTATAAATTTTAGTTTTAGCAGCAACACCACCATTTTTATCTTCTAAACCTGGGGACCACCATTTTTGTACATAAGTCGTAGTCCAACCATCGGGAGTACTACTATTAAATCCTTTAGCTTTAATTCTATCAATCATAAAATCTAAGAATTTTTCATTATTCTCAAAAGAAGCGAAAGCTCGATATTGATTACCACTATCTTTTCTACAATATTGTGATGAAAAAAATGGGTATCTATTTTCAGTTCCAGTTCTTTCTTTATCCCCCCAATTACCGTCTGATTGAACGCCCGCGTAATTGTAATTACCCGAACTAATAAAAGCTGGTGTAGCCTTTTCTTCAGGTGTTGCTCCACAATTTTTGTTACTAGTATGACAAGCTTCTGCCCACAATATTGCGAATACTGATTTAGCTGTTGCCTCATCTGTGGCCTTACTTAGATATTTTTTAGCATCTCTATATGTTAATAAAGTACGTTTATGTTCAGTCCAAGGAAGTTTAGGGTAAGAGGTTTTACATCTTTGATTTGATGAGGCTAAACTATCATCTTGTGCATTATCAGAACCTTCAACACCACTACCTTTTGTTGGACTCGTAAAACCAATATCTAATCCACCGTGATAGTAAGTACCTTTCACAGGATCTTTTCTATACATATAACTACTAATTCTAGGTAAATTCTCACTAGATACAGGGTTACCGAAATCTTTCAACTCAGGAGCGATTGAAGGTCTTAGATTATATCCGTCTGGTGATATACTTGTGTCACCATTAGGATTTTTTGCTGATTTATATTTATCAGCTGAAGCAGGGAAATCATTAACACCTTTTATAGATTTATCCGCACCTAAATTTAATACTAATTGTGGGTCTATTTTGGCAATATAATCCCTTCCACCACCACCGGCCCATTTAGAATCTTTAGTTTTAACAACTATTAAATGTAAGTGTAAACCACCATTAAATTCTTTATTACCGTTAATATCGTAGTTAGGGAAAACAGCTGAACCAATAACTTGTCCTTTTTTAACTTTAGTATTTTTAACTATACCTTCAGCAGCATTACAGTGGCCGTAAACGTAGTAATAATAATTACCATCACTAAATGGGCTATCCCCACCGTTGAGTCCGTATCTAACAATAATCCATCCTCCGTTAGGTGGTGCACCATATCCACCGGCAGCCCCCGTAACCATAACCACACCATCGTATGCTGATAATACTGGAGCGTAATCACCACTACCACCACCAGTTTTTGTGGTACCATTACTTGTTCTACCACCAGTTTTTGTGGTACCATTACTTGTTCTACCACCCGTACTTGCATCTTTTATTGATTTTTTATTTTCAGATGCTTTAATTTCTTTAAGTGATAAGTTCATAGCTAAAGCCGCATCAGTAATAATAGGTACAGTAGCAATCGGTTGTCTAACACCTTTGAATGTTGTTGTGGCGTGATTAGGTTTAAAATTATGTCTAACCTCTGTAATTAAATAAGTACCGTTAAACATTGGTACCCCAAATAAATCGAAATAAGTCATTGGTTGAATCATAACATTACCGAAAGATTCAACTTGACAAGTATATGAACGAGTTAAATAAACATTATGTAAATTTTGACCTTTTGACGTTTGGTCACTACCACCTTGTTTTGATAACTTATCGATAACTAATAAAGACTCACCCGTTTCAGAGAATTCTGCCTGATCTAATTGTATATTTTTGAAATGATTTTGATTTTCTAAACCATAAACAATTCTAAAAGCCGTTACACCTGGGTCCGCATTACCTGGTTGTCTAAACTCATCAGGTGTATTTCTACCCGTACTCAAATCAAAACCGTCATCACTTAACGCGTTGAAATCAATCGGACAGTTAACCTTGGCCCCGAAATTATTAATATTCAATACCCTAGAATTTCCGCCAACATACATAGATAAGAATAGAGGACCACAACTAACGTCTTTCATACTCATAGTAGGTCTGAACATATCTAATAAATCCTCAGTCTTCATACCATTGGTACCGAAGTTAATGTAAGATGGTAGTGGGAAGAATAAGTAATTATTCTCGGTTAAAACATCAGATAAATACTGATATAAACTTATTTTAAGGTTATCTTTTAGTTCGTTTAATTTTGTAATATCAATAACAGCGTCATCACCAATATCAACCATTGTTCTACTTACGTATTGGAAGTGTGTAGCTAAAGTGGATTTACCATTTTTACCCACAGTTTCAATACCACTTGATTTATTACAGTAACTATCCCCAGAACCTTCTGTAACATTAAAGAATGTTTTTCCATTAGCATCTGTAGATAACCACTTATCAGCCATTGATTTGAATGTTCTATATAATGATAATTTAACATCATCATCTTCCAATAAGGTTTGACCGATGGCTTCACTACCACCCTTATCAGCCTGTTCTTTATTTAATTCTTCAACCCTCTTAGGTAAAATTTCATTATATTCTATTTTAAAGGCATTTAAATAAGAATCAAACATTTCTTTATCAATTAAGAAATAGTTTTTATTACTACTACTAAAAATAGATTCACCCATACCCAACCACATTTTAGGTGTTGAATTTATGATGACATATTTTTCACCCAATAATTTATCCCTAACAGAAGTTCTATCATCTTTTAATTCAAATAAAGCGTCTTGAGTAGGTAGATTAATCTTAGGTTCATCTTTTTCTTTTTTAACCATATAGTTATCAACCATCTTATTAGATAGATTAAAATTAGCTGTATCAACTATAGGTAAAATGTCTTCAACCCATTCATTAACCACCCAATCTTCGAATACCCTAACAAACTCTTCTTTAACTTGGTCTGGTAGGTTCATCATTATATAACCTAAATTACTATCTTTAGTTAAACTTCTACCGTAAGAAGATAACTCATCGGTAATTGTATTACCCAACCTCGTTATTGGCATCATAGTTTGATAGTCTATCATAGGTGCTGAACGTTCAGTTAATATGGTAAAATAAGCTGCATCATTTTCATCGTCATCAGCACCAGAATTAGCACAAATAGCTATTGGGTGTATGTAAGGTATGTGGTGTGGTGCAATCCATAATTGTGGCCAACCATAAGAGTTGGACCATTCTTCAGCGGTAGATGAAATTGATGTGAAGCCAAACCTATTTTGTCCACTTAGATAGACATTAGAACCGAGATTAGTTTTATCTTCTATTCTTTTAGGTGGGTTTGATCCTTCAACTAAACTTATATCATTTTGATAAATTTGATAGTAATCAAATGCAAATCTAGAATTCCAAAATGATTCATTTTCATTTTTAGCGAGAGCATCTTCACGATCTGTATATCCTTCAGATCTAAACACACTTATTTGTACGTTATTGGTACCTAATGCGGTTGTGTCGTATATATTTCTTAAATAATTAACAATCTGATTTCTTGGTACGTCAGTTCTAATATCATTAGGGTCTAAAGTATTAAAACCTGGTTGTGATAAAGGATCAAATCCGTTTGGTATTTCTCCATTAAGTGGGTTGTTCCATTTACCGTTAGAATTTTTACCAACAAAACATTTCCATCGCCAAAAAATAGCCCCCATAGCTAAAACCCAAGCTTTAGGTGCTCTAACAATTCCTGCTGCTGAATTAAAAACTTTAATAGAGTATGGGTTAACCATTCCCGCCTTACCTATCATATCCATATCGTCATCAGTTTCTCTAATGATTAAAGGTGTTGGTTTTAAACTTTGTAAATATAAGTAAGCTAAATTTCTATTTTGAACATCATCGGAATTATAAGATGTACCCCACATTGTGTTAATTGGAGTATATCTTAATTCGGGTGTAGGTTTTTTAGTTGCCTTTCTAAATCTATTAACATTGTCTAACCAAAGTGGTGTCATCACAAGTGGTGAGGCTGCCGCAGCAGGACTTAAAAATCCAACATCAGTTTTACCAAATCTATTAGCATCATTAAAATCAATAAAATTACTTAAATGTATTGCACCAGTATCATCTATATCCCCTTGATCATAACCAACATCACCATAATCGAAAGCCAACCAATTACTCATACTACTTGGTGGTATTTGTTTACTGTCGTCACTAGTAAACCAAGAAGATGCGTCAGCACCCACACTGAAAAATCCACTCTCAGAGTTTAGAGGGTCTAAAGTTATAAACAATCTGTCAGTAAAGAATGAAGGTGTTTGTTGTTTGTAGGTATCACCATCAATTTTTGCTGTATTAACAGTTCCTTGTTGTGACTTAGAATCTATAAACTCCCAATCAGGATCGAATGATGATGGAATTTTTTCGGAGATAATTTTACCATAATCATCCATTTTTGTTTTAAACAAATCACTTTTGATTTCAATCGGTCTAGCTGACCTAGCATCTTCTTCTGTGAGTATCTTAAACAAATCTTTCACATCCATTTCATGTGGATTTGGTTTGATTATGATAGGATCACCACCCAACACTCCTTTACCATTTAATCTAATACCATCTTCCGTTGGTTTGTAGGCATAAAATTTTCTATTAACAGGAACTGGTACTGTTATTTCTTGTAAATCACCATTCTTTTTAAGTTCATCTATTATTTTAGTTCTAAATGAATCTTCACTTTCGTCTTGAGTTGTAACCGCGTAAGCAACCTCAAATTTTTCTATAGTATTAATTAGGTTATTAGCATCTATTTGAGCTAATTTACGAATAAATGTTTCATTAATCGTACCATATTCTGTTGGTGATAATGGTGTTTCTATTAAAGGTGTTGTTGAAATTGTTCCTATACCTGGATAGTATATTCCTGTTGAATCGGATAATATTCTAGCGGGTTGTGAATATGAATGGTCTAAAGAAATAATTAATCTCTCACCTATTAACTTCCAAAAACCAGTACCATTACCTATTTCAGCATTATTTTGAACGTCTTTATATGACAAAAAATAATCATCATAATTTAAAGGAGTCTCTAATGGATTTATAGGTGCGTAATTATCAAAACCAGGTCTACCTTGTTTATCATCATTAAGGATATCTATATCTTTTTTAAACTCTAAAAACGCATTTATAAAATCTTCAACAAATTTCACTTCAGGCCATAGAGGAAAATCTTCTCCAGGGTAGACTTCTTTTTTAGCATTACCACCACTTGAACCGTTTGGTTTAATTTTCATATAAGTTGGCCATGAGAAAACCTTATAATTAGGCCCACTTAATATTTTTTCATTATCTTTCGGTGGTGGATTATCTATATGGTCTTGTTCGCCTCTTACTGACACACTTTTCAATATTTCCATGAAAGCATCACAATTACATAATATAACCGTAAATATGTTTCTAATACTCGGTTTAAACCCAACTACCGTGGTTATTTTTTCGTTAATACTTTCAATAACAGTATTTCTTCTACCATCAATTTCTTTATCAATGGCATCCATATCATTCTCAATAGATTCTTTTATTAAACCCAAATCTATCCAATAAAGGGTACCATTATTTATCCCACCCTGTGGATAAGCAGAATCTAAAAGTCCGTTTTGGAATTTATCTTTAAACTTCTTTTCAAGTACGTTATAAATTAATTTAGAACCCTCAGTTTCAGATAATTGTTCATTAGTTGCGTTTGTTAATAAAGAGTCTTGATAACCATTAATAATATCAAAACCTTTTATATTATCTTTAATAACCAAACCTTTAATGGTTTTGATTGTTATAGGTAATAACCCTTTGGTTTTATCAAAATATGTGGATAATAATGTTTTAACTTTATCAACTAATTGTGTGTTAACATTATTTTCTGTTATATTAGGTATAGAAAATTTTAAATCATATGTTCTGTTACCAGTTGTAGAACTACGTGTTGGGTTTGTATCTCCTAGAGCTTCCCTCATTTTTCTCTCTAAATCATTTAAATGGTTTAGATATTGTTGGTTGAGGTCCTTTAGTTTGATTATATTATCTAGTTCAGTAAATTCAGTAGAACCTTTTATATCGGGTAACGTATTTTTACTTAAAAGATCATTATCTGTTAAAAAATCTTTTATGGTTTTACATCTAGTTGTACCGTCAGCATTTTGGACGTTACAAAATGGGTTAGGAGTTCCGTTTGGGATAAATCCAGAATCTATATAATAATTCCAAGTATCTTCATATTTTTGTTTTAAAATAGCTTGTGGTCTATAAAGACCTTCATCCAAGTATTGAGCTGCTGAAGCATAACTAACCATAACATCGGATAGGAATCCAAATGTCCAACCAATAAACTCACCTCTACATTCAATATTACCTGTATCAGAGTTAAACTTAGAGTTAAATTTTACCAAGTTTAAATAATAGGTGGCTGGTCTACCATAATATCCTTTAAGTGTTAAAGTAAAAACGGGGTATGGTAAGTTAAAAAACAAACCATATGGTGAACAAGAACCTTGTTCCATTAATGTAGCCCCTCTTACATCGATAAAATCTATAACAACTTTAGGGTTAGTTTGTGATTTAACTTCAATGTCAATATTTGTGATACCGAAACCCTCGAAATCTTTACCTAAATCATTCTCTTTGAAGGGAGAACCCCCAATTTCAGTCCATTGTGTAGATAAAGCTGCAACATTACTAAATAACTTAGAACCATCTACCATCTCCGTAGTTTGTTGTGGTACGGTTAAATCAATGGTGTTACGTATAAAGTTTTCTATTTTAATACCACCATTATTATCTGATTGTGTAAGTAATGTTTTACTTCTCTGATTAGCTTTTAAACTAACATAGATAAATAAATCTTCGTGTGGTACAATTTGTGCCAACGGATTTGGATCAATGATTCTAACTTTACCATCAACACCATTATTCGACCAAATGACTGGTTCATAGTCACTCTTTAAAGGATTGTTTTCACTCATTTTTAATCAATTCCGTATAACTTTATGTATGTATCAATACTTTGTTGATACTGTTGTAATGCTACAGTTAGTGGGAAAGGTATTCTTATTATAGAACCTTCTGGTATGTCAAATTCTAAACCACCAAATTGTGGGTTAGCTTGCATAATTAACCAACCATAGTACGGTGTACCATAATATCGTTGTGATATAATGTCAAGTCTTAGTTTACTATTATACTCTATTGAAATATCTGTAGCATTAACAGGTATTTTAATAAAAGGCATTACTTTAACTTGATTATTAATCTTAAAATTTTCGTATCTATCGTAATATTGTTTTGCCATTTTATTCAGGTTTTAAGATTGTTGTAACTTTTTCATGTTTTTCATCACCATCCTCAGTGAGAAGTAAATCCACACTCATTGCTCTACTATAATAACCATCCATTTGAGATTTTCTTGTTGTGTAAGTTATACTTCCTGAAGCGTTTGGTAATATTGGGTTTTGACTGAAATTAAAAGTTTCACAATCTACATTAATAGATGTAATGATTATAGGGTTTTTGGTTTTATTAACCACATTATATTTAACCACATATGGTACACCCTTCTTAACTGATGTGTTAATATTTGTTGTGGTCACACTACCATCCACATTAACTACTATTTGTCCTACAGTTGTGTTGTTGGTTGGTGTTGTGGTAGGTGGTTTATTATCCGTAGTAGAAGACGATGTATCGTTAACTAAATCTTTGTTAGCCTCTTCATTTATCTTTTCTTTTTCCACATTAGTCGTTGTGTTTTCAGTTGTAGGATTTGTGATATTTGTTTGAGATTTCAATTCATCAGATAATGATTTATATGTGTTGTCAGCGTCTTCTGGTGTTAAGAATGCACCATATACCACTTGAGCCGTACTTACAAATCCCTCTCTTTTAGCTAGATAATTTTCAACCAATTGGAATGGTTGATAAACTCCTGTATTCGCGAAGAAGTTATATGATACAGCATTTTGTAATTGTTTTATAGGTCCACCTAATGAAGAACCACCAATAAATTTAAAGCTAATATCTACCTTAACAATCATTGGTTGTACTCCAATACCTTCAGGGTTTAAATCCCATTGTAAAGGATCGAAACTGAAGTTAACACTATCCATAATAATCTTAGTATGGTAGAAATCACCAATTTTTAAAACACAAACAGGTGGTTTACCAAACACCATATTTTGTGGTGCTCTATAGTCCATCATTTGTGGTCCTTGTCTTGTACATTGTTGTAAGAAAGTGATTCTAGAGTTAAATCCTTCTGGCGTTATAGCGTGAAACGCTGGATGGAAGTTATCTAATTTCTCCACAAAAGAATTATAAATAAATGGACTGTCTTTTTTAAGTTTTAAGAAATAATCACACTCACCAATATAATTTTTTGAAATACTTTCAGCAACAGCTTTTAACTCTTCTTGTTCTTTTCTTGCCTTTTCAAAAGCCTCATTTTGTTCATCGTTTATTTGTTTTTCAATATCAGCAGAGAAAACAGATGTTTTTTCTAACTTAATTTCAACAAATCTAGATATCTTAGAGTTATATGAGTTTTCATTTTTACCGTTCGCGGTACAAGGGTCACCAGGTGCCTCAAATTTCCAATCCTCATCTTGGGTATCAGAAGGTGCTCCCGATTCCCCTTTAGTGTCAATAACCCATCTATTGTCATTATTGAATAAAGTATTTTCAGGTGGGTAAGATTTTGAATTAGGTGAATCATCATACTTAGCAGGTCCACCATTTTGTGATTCTTTAGGTAACATTAAATCATACAAATATTTTTGAGCTGCCTGTGCTCTATCTTTACCCAATTTTTCATTATAACTTGTTTTAGCTGTTCCTGAACAATAACCGTAAACTTTTATTGTATAGTTCTTACCATCAGGACTAACTAAAAATTCAGCCATCTTATCTAATTCAGCCTCAACACCTTCATTTAAACCTTTTCTTGTTTCACCACCACAAGTTAATGGACCAGTTTCATAACCATCACTAAATGGTATTCTTCTACCCTCCTGTGTTAAGTTTGGTGTTGTACACTTGTAATTAGGTTTTGTTCCACCACATTTATCATCTGTCCTAGCATTTGGGAAGTATATTTTTAACGAATCTTTAGGTGGTGATAAAGGGTCTTTTGGTGTAACAGGTTGTGGTTGTATAATACCTTTATTATCTTCTTTCTTAGGTTCTGGAGCTGTTTCTGGTAAATAATTTTTAAATAAATCTTTAACATCACTACATCCTCCAAAGAATGAGTCAAATTTACCGTCGATTAAATCAAACTGTCCAACAAACTTCTCTTTAAAATTGTTTCTCAATTCATTTAAAACTGAAGGGTGGTCAACAACAATACTAAAAGATAGTGAACCTGATCTTTCAGTGTGATTGTAAGTATAAATCGGTTCACCTCTACCTATAAAAGATGTTGTATCCCATGAAACAGATGTGTTATCTGAAAAATCTATGTTATACGGTGGGAACCACATAATTCTACCACCATTTGGTCCTTTCTCACATAGAGGTAAGTAAGCGTATTGTGGTGAATCTTTCCATGCTAAATTCTCAATAGAGAACATATAAGGTACTACATGTCTTGTAACCTCACCACCTAAATCTAAACCAGCTATAGCCGCAGCTAACTTAGTGGAGGCGGCCATACTTGCTTCATTATCACCACTATCCCAAGCTATCTTAGGTGTACCATTTTCGGTTAATGTCATATATTTTTGGTACTTCTCATCTATTCTCCACCAATTCTTTTCAGACCTAATCAAATCACTATATGTGTTGTAAGGTCTTCTAACTGACCAAGAACGACAGTAAGAACCATCCTCTTCTGCTAAAGTAGTATTACCGTTAGAATATCTAATGTGTCTACCTTCTTCATTGTAATTAGCATCAGTATTAACAACACCAATAAACTTACCTGCAGCTTGTGGGTTATTAATTGATTTGTTAACCAAGTCTTGTGTATATTTTAGGATACCTTTTTTAAATCTATTAGGTTTTTCTCCCCAATACATTAAGTTATCTATAGGTTGATGACTTTCGGGTAAGTCACTAGCTGGCATTTCAACTCCAATTCCATCGGAGTCTACATAATCTTCACTTGCCCAAGTATCTCTTTTTGGACTTTCTAGTGTATCAAAACCATATCCTGAATTTACTTGAATTGGGTCGGTGCCACTAAAATCCTCTGTAGGTTTTTGTGGTAATTTACTGTTAGTTCCTAAAGCCGCTTTAACCTTTTCATTGATATCCCCAATAAGAGAGTTTGACCTAGATTCTGCAGGTGATTCAGTTCCAGTTGATGTTAGATAGTTGGTTACTACAGGTGGTTGCCCTGCCCCCGCCCTTGGTTGTAATTTCGCGAGTAACTTCTTTAATAAACCAGTAGTTTGTTGACTAGCTGGAGTTTGTAAGTTAGGACCATATTTGTTTGTATATAGAGCATCGAATAATAATGATTTTTGCCCACTACCCGTGTAATCTAATATATCGTTTGTAATGTCTACATCTTTAGCTGGGTCCGTACTAAGAATAGTATCAAAAGCACCAT